CGCCGGGCCCGCCTGTCCTAACGGGTCCACCCACATGAGGTTTTTAGTCTCAAATGCCGTTGGTCGGGCTGGCTTGCTGGGGATTGGGGATTGGCTTGTCCAAGTGTCAGCGAAAGAAGCGAGCGTCAGCGAGCGTCAGGAGGGGAGTATGAGGGGAGGTGAGGTGGGGGTGTGTCAAGGCTGGGTTGTTGGGCTTGTTCTGGTATTAGGTGAACTGATGTTGGGTGTGTGGATTATTGCTTGACCTAAAGGCTCTGTTAGCGGATAAGGAATGAACTATGACTGAACGAGAGATTTGTGAGAAGTTGGGGATTAGCCGTGAACAGTTGCTGGAGGTGCGGAGGATGTTCATGGAGCATGAGCATTGGTCGAAGATACCGAGCAAGAGGCAGAAGAAGTATTGGGACGTGGAGTGGACGGAGGCTGGCCTTGCCAAACTGATGGCTCAGTTCGGGTTCGATGAGAAGGAGGCTGAGGCCATCAAGGAGGAGCCCGTGTTCAAGTCGGAGGGCAAGGTGGTCGGGAAGTATGGCAACCCGAGGCTGATTCTGTGCGAGGTCGGAGACAAGAAGGTCCCGGTGCTTGTCCGTGATTCAGACTTCTTCAACGTCGGGATGACGGTCCCGCTTAGGCGGGACGGTGAAAGGCTGGTTGCGGCCCGTCATCCCCGCTTCCCGGGGCGTTGGTGATTGACCGATTGTTCCACGTGGAACATCCTGACATTATGAGACGCAAATCCAAGGGCTGTTGCTGTGGCGGTAAGAAAAGGAAGGGACGCCGTGGCTGATTACAAGGGCAGGAAGGTGACGCTGAACAAGCCGTTCCGGACTCCGGGCGGCCCGAAGAAGTCAGCCGTCTACGTTAAGAACCCTTCCGGACGGACCATCATCGTGCGTTTTGGCGACCCCAACATGAGCATCAAGAAGCACATGCCCGGACGTCGGGCCAACTTCCGTGCCCGTCACAACTGCGACAATCCGGGGCCCAAGACCAAGGCCCGGTATTGGTCGTGCAAGGCTTGGTGACATGAACGACCCGTACAACGGAAGGGGATTTGGCAACAAGGACAAGACCGTCTATCCTAAGGACACGGTTTCTCCGTATGTCCCGGGGTTCATGTCTGGTGGCGTACTTGGAAAGGTTAATGAGCAAAGGTATCATACGACGAAGGTGTGGAGCGATAACCAGCAAAGGATGGTGACGGCGGCCGAGTATCTCCGTGAAACTGAGCCCGTTGAGCATGAGTTTGTAGGAAAGTACGTCGAGGATGCCGTGGACTCGGCGACCAAGGCCGGACCTGTCAAAAGGCTCAAGGACAAGTACGACCCACGTTCGGTAGCCAAGCGTTACGTCCTTGAGAACACGATAGAGCAGATACCCAAGGTAGGAAGGGCCTTGTCACGTGGCATCTCATTGATGGGCACTTTCGACCCGATTGAGATGGGCGATGCGACCATCGAGGGTCATCGTCAACGCAAGAAGGCCGAAATGGACGCCGAGTACAACATCAACGCAATCCACTTCAAACGTGCCGAAGTCATGGCCGCAGTCCGTGGAGACAAGTATGAGCCGAACTTCCTGATGGGCATCCATAACGTCCGTCGTGTCACCGACGGATTCCAGAACTTCAATCCCAGAAGCGATGAATCGAGGACTCCCGGTCAGGAGTTGGTCTGGCGTCCGGACCTCGACCAGTCCGCTGAAAAGACGGAGATGAACATGGAGCGTGATGATTCGAAGGCGGCCGTGCTTAAACAGCGGTATGAGCAGAAGAAGGCCGCCATGGGCAAGGCGTACAACTACAACAGGGAAGAAACGAAGAAAAGGGTTGGAAACATAGCATGAACTTCCAGCCCACCCCGCATCCGGTGCTTGTCGCACCGTCAGTTCAGGACATTCGGTCGCTGACCGAGAAGTTCGGTGCGGAAAAGGTGGCTGAACTCCTCACTCTGCGTGAGGACAAGATTCTGGCCGAGAAACTGGACCCTTACCGCCATGGTTTCGACCTTCCGCATTGGAAGGAGGCCGACAAGATGCTCACCGAGTGCAACGAACTGCTGGTACTCGGAGGAAACCGTGCCTCCAAGACCGAATGGGCCGCAAAACGTGTCGTCCAGACGCTCATCAACAACCCGAACGCACGTGTCTGGTGCCTCCATACGACCAACAAGTCGTCCATCGAGATGCAACAGAACGTCGTCTACAAGTATCTGCCCTCGGAGTACAAGGAACTGCGTAAGAACAAGATTACCAACGTCCAGTACACGCAGAAGAACGGTTTTTCCGACGGAACGTTCATCCTGCCGAACAAGAGCCAATGCTTCTTTATGAACTACGCCCAGAAGCGTGAGGTCATCGAGGGCGGCGAGGTGGACCTAATCTGGTGCGACGAACTCGTGCCTCTGGACTGGGTCGAGACGCTCCGCTACCGCATCGTCACCCGCATGGGCAAGTTGGTCACGACTTTCACTCCGATTCACGGGTACAGCCCTGTCGTCAAGGAGTACGTCTCGGGGTGCAAGTTCACGGAGTTCAAGGAAGCCGAACTGCTCGGGCCCGGAGTCCACGTTGCCGGATGCCCGTCAGGCACGATGCCTTACAAGGCGAGATGCCACGGACGGAGTGCCTCCGTGATGTGGTTCCACTCGCAACTCAACCCTTACAACCCGTTCAGCCAGTTGAAGAAGATGCTGGAGGGCAAGAAGCCTTATGAAATCAGAATCCGAGCGTATGGCTGGGCGGACAACGTCACGGGCAACCAGTTCCCGAGGTTCACGGACGCAAACATCATCCCGCCGGACAAAGTCCCGGCCGAAGGCACCAACTACATGGTCGTCGACCCGGCGGGAGCCAGAAACTGGTTCATGCTCTGGCTCCGTGTCTCTGAAAGCGGAGAAATGTACGTCTACCGTGAGTGGCCGGACCTCTCGGAAGGCGAATGGGCCATGCCGGACTCGTCGCCTGACGGAAAAGCGGGCTCCGGACAGCGTAACAACTGCGGACGCTCAATCGAGGACTACAAGTCCCTCATCCGAGAACTCGAAGGAAACGAGGAAATCTGCGAGCGTTACATCGACCCTCGTGCCGGAGGCTCTAAGGCTTCTATGGACGATGGCGGCGTCTCGCTTATCGAACTTCTTGATGCGGGTGAGGAACCTATGCACTTTCGTCCTGCCGCTGGCATCCGCATTGAGCAGGGCGTTGCCATGATTAACGACGGGTTTGCCTACGACCATCATCAGCCCCTGACTTCAATCAATCATCCCAGACTTTACGTCTCCGAGGACTGTCAGAACCTGATTTACTGCCTCCGTGAGTGGACCGGAAAGGACGGCGAAAAGGGTGCGACCAAGGACCCTGTCGACTGCCTACGGTACCTGATGGTCATGGACCCGGAGTATCAGGGTAATGACGCCATGCGTTCTTGGGGAGGAGGCTCCTACTGACCATGCTCAAACCACCCGCATTGTTGACTCGCTCTCAGGCCATGAACCTGACCGGATACGGCCGCAAAATCATCGAGAAGATGGCCGACGAAGGCAAAGTCCGTGTCTATCGGACCAAGGGCAACCACCGGAGATACCACCGGGACGACTTTCTGAAACACCAATCTACCAATGAAGAACGAAAACCAGAGTGAGGACCAGTTCGTCTATTCGACGAGCAAGCCGGACGTCGGCTATCTTTTCGAGGAGTTCCAGCGGTCGCTGAACCACGGGTCCAACACGGCCCGCATCATCGACAACGACAACATCCGTTTCGCCCGATGGGAGGGCCAGTCCGCCGACGGCAAGAAGCACAGCGACCTCCGTCCTGACGGCGACCCGGCGTTCCCTTTCGAGGGTGCGTCCGACGTGCGTGTCCGCATGGTCGACAACACTATCAACGAAATCGTCTCCACCCTGATGACGACGTTCGACCGTTGCAACATCAGGGTCAACGGAACCGAAATCAACGACGCAGGGCCTTCGGCCGGAGCCAACGTCCTGATGAACTGGCTCGTGAACAAGATTCGTCCTGAACTTAGGAACGAGGCTGAACTGCTCGCCAACTACACCCAGCAGTACGGATGGTCCGCCCTGCACGTGTTTTGGGAGCAGGAGATGGGCACCCGGTATCAGGTCGTCCGGGCCGAGGAAATCGCCGCCCTCGCACAGATGGCCGCACAGCAGGACCCTACGAGCCCGCTTGCCGGACTGATGGACGCAATCTCCGACCCTGCCAAGGAGCAGTATGCCGCAGACCTAATCACGATGTACCTGAAGGACATGGCCCTGAAGGACGTCCTGACCGCCGTGCGTGAGATGCGTGAAACCGGAGTAGCCAACATCCCGGAGCAGTATGTGGCGAAGAACATGCCTCGCATCGTGGCCCTCAAGCCCTTCGACGAAATCTCGTTCCCTCCCGAAACCATCGACCTTCAGAACGCCCGTGTCGTTTTCCGCCGGACGTTTATGACCGAACTTGAACTGCGTCAGATGGCGGCTTCCGACGGCTGGGACAAGAAGTTCGTCGACGAGGCCGTCAACACGGCCGGGATGCTCAACGCTTTCAACGACCCGAACATCCTGCCCTCTGCGGCCTTGTTGAACTATCAGATTAACCGGAACGACAATCTCATCGAGGTCGTCTACGCCTACGCACGGCTTCTGGACAAGGACGGCATCCCGGGCATCTACCAGACCGTGTTCTGTCCCATCGCAGGGACCGAACGATACGCAAAGCACGAACTTCTCGGGTACGCACACGGAAAGTACCCGTTCGTCATCTCACGTCGTGAACGGGCCCGCCGTCCCATCATGGACTGCCGTGGCGTCCCTGAAATCTCCGCTATCGACCAGTTGGAGGTCAAGGCACAGAAGGACTCAATCCGTGACCGCACCGCCTTCGTCACCATGCCTCCGGTCATGGTCAAGAAGCGTCTCGGAGGGCTGAACAAGGTCGCCCCCGGCGTCCATCTTCCCGTCACGTCGCCTGACGACTACCGTTTCATGCCGCCTCCCGGCGGCGAGACGGCCACGGCGTTCAACCTCATCAACATGGTCGAGATGAACAACGCCGCCTACTTCGGGCTCGTCCATCCGAACGTTCCTCAGGTCAAGACTCAGGTCACTCAGCAGTTGATGGTCAACAACTGGCTCTCCGTGTGGAGCGAGACGTTCAACATGACCTTCTCCCTGACGTTGCAGTACATGGAGCCCACCGAGGTCGAACGCATCTGCGGCCAGCAACTGCCCCAGAACGTGTCTGAAATCTCGTCGATGTTCGACTTCCACGTGAAGTACGACGTCCGTGACATTGACGCCTCCTATGTCATCGAGAAACTCAAGGCCATCACCCAGTTCGTCCTACCCCTCGACGCCGGAGGCATCATCGACCGCAACAAGTTGGTCAAGGCCGCCGTCGAGGCCATCGACCCGGACAAGGCTAAGGAACTCATCCTGCCAGCCGGAACCGCCAGCCAGAAGGTCTACCGTGACATTCAGAGCGACGTGGGACTGATGATGCTCGGCATGGAGGCCAACTACGTCGAGAACGACCCGGCCGCCGGAGCCAAGATGCAGTACATCCAAGACATTGTCTCGAAGAATCCTCAGGCCCAGCAGAGGCTCCAGCAGGACCCGCATTTCCGGGCCTTGGTGGAAAACTACATCAAGAACCTGCAAATGTCGGTCACGCAGGAGCAGAACAAGGTCATTGGACGCACCGGAGTAACCCCGGTAGCCCAACAGGCCGGAGAGCAGATGCAGGGCCAGATTGACGCCGCCAATGAAGCCGAGCCTACCGCCTGAAATAATCAATGGGTTCGCCTTTGAACCCAATAACAACGCCTTATGGCGAGCATTACACATTCTAATGGACGCATCCATTGAATCGGAGGTAGCCGCCGCCATTTCCAAGGAAAACAAGGGTGAGGACAGGGCTTGGTACGCTGGCCGGGCCGATGCCCTGTCTACGTTCAAGACCATCCTCATCGAAACCCGTAATCAGGTGCTTGCAGACCAAGGACGGCCCCCGGAATCGAATAATCCATCCGGAAATGGCTCTATTGGCTGACAAGGCTTGTCTGGCTAAATGTTGGGCCCATTTTGTAGGCAAGGTTCTGGGACCTCAAAACCCTGATAAAAGGACTTACGACTCATTCGTATGCAAAACAACGAAGCCAACACGGGAGAGGCTCAAAACACCCCGGAAAACAGGCCCAAGTTCGATGGGCTCTCAGTAGACCAAATCGCTGACCAGTTCAGCACCTCTTTCCTGAGCGAACCCGGAAAGACGGACCTCAAGGGGTCCGAGACAAAGCCTGAGGAAGAAACGGCCGAACCTGAAGCGACGGCCGAAAGTGAACAAGAGGTTCTTTCACAGGACGAAACAAATGAAACCACGGAGGAGGAGGCCGAACCTGAAGCCGAAGCCGAACAGGCCGAGGAAGAAGATGAGGACGATTCCGAGCGTGGCCTCCCCAAAGGAGTAAAGAAACGCATCGACAAGTTGACCGCCAAACGGCGTGAGGCTGAGGCCGAAGTAGAACGACTTAGGCAGGAAGTAGAGAATCTGCGACAGGAGGCTTCTCAGAAGCCAGTCCAGAACTACGACCCCAAGAACCCCTACTCAAACCTGACCAGCATGGACCTTATCCAAAAGGAGATGGAACAGGCGAAGCAGATTAGGCGATGGTGCGAACTGAATCCGGACGGGGCGACGGTCAAGGACAAGGACGGCAACGAGACTGATTACTCTGCCGAGGACGTCCGTAACATCAAAATCAAGGCCATGGACGCACTTGAAGAACACCTGCCCAGACAGGCAAGGTATCTCGAACAGGTGAACCACATGGAGCAGATTGCTGTTAAGGAGTATCCTTGGTGGAAGGACAAGGCCGCAAAGGAACGAGTCATCGCTGAAAAGTTCCTTCAGGCTTTCCCTGAAATCAGGCGGTTCCCGGACTACAAGGTTGTCGTGGGCGACTACCTTCGAGGCATCCAAGCCAGAGAGGCTTCTTCCCGGACCAAGCAGGTCCAGAAGGCCCCTGTCCAGCCCAGACCCGGTGCCACCCCCGCACAACGGCCCGAAAGGGAAGTTAAGTCGGAAGGTGCCAAGGCTCGTTTCATGAAGTCCACGTCCCGTGACGACCTTGCGGACATAATCGCATCAAAGTTCCTCACCTAAAAACACCTAAAGTCTACTACTACTATGGCTCTACTCACCGAACCCGGGTTCTCCAGCGGCAAGCGGGAAGAACTCGCCGACCTCATCGCCCTTGTCGACGCCAAGGACACCCCCTTCACCTCCATGGCGAAGAAGGGCTCCAAGCCCGGCAACACCCAGTTCCGCTGGCAGGTCGATTCCCTCCCGACGCCCAAGACCACGGGCACCGTGGACGGAACCGACGTCTCCTCCTACGAAAACTACGTCAAGGACGGAGCGACGACCTACCGTGCTGAACTCAGCAACTACATCCAGATTTTCCGCCGTTCCGTGCGTGTCTCTCCCCTGACGGAGAGCATCGCCACCGTGGCTGGCGTTAAGTCGGAACTCGCCAACAACGTCGCCAAGGGCATTCAGGGCATCAAGCGTGACATGGAATCCACCTTCTGCTCCAACAACGGGGCCCAGTTGGACAACGGCACGAACCCCTACCTGACCCGTGGCCTCCACAAGTGGCTCCAGCCTTCGGCCTCGAAGGACGCCACCCTGCCCGTTCCTGACGCCTTCTGCACCCCGACCGCCAACCGTTCCACGGTGGGCACCGGAAGCCTGACCGAGTCCGTCGTTCAGGGCGTCCTCACGGGCATCTACGACCAGACCGGACAGTTCCGCAACTTCGACTGCCTCTGCGGCACGGCCCTGAAGCGGGCGTTCACCAATCTCGTGTTCACGACCCCCTCCACGGGCGGTGCTGACACGACCACGGCTGTTCGCACCTTCAACCGTGAAGCCAAGGACTCGGCGTACATCTCGTCCGTCGACGTGTTCGAGGGTGATTTCGGCAAACTCCGCCTTCACCCCTCGCACTTCCTGAAGTTCAACGCTGGTGCTGGTAGCACGTTCGTCGGCTACGTCATTCCGTTCGACATGGTCGAAGTCCGCTACGGCGGCAACGTCGCTCAGGTTTCGGAACTGACGAACAACGGCGGCGGTGAGGCTCGCCTCATCGAAGCGGTTGCTGGCCTCTGCGTCTACAACCCGCTGGCCTTCGGCGTGTTCGACTTCACCGCCTAATACGGCAGGTGTCGGACTTCGTTCAAAGTCTGGCTGACGTGATTCCCTCCCACCTCCGAAACGAGGTGGAGAGGGAACTTCGTATGGGCTTTAACGTGATGAGAGTAAAAGCGGTCGCCGAAGCCAAGCAGACCGCTGTTTTTCACAACGCCAACGAAGCCCGTAGCATTGACGGGGTTGGCGAAAAACTCGGGTCTATCCCGGGAGACGCCTATCATTACTGGGGTCAGAGGCTCGGCTATGAGTGCTGGGACGACGACCAGTTCGTGAGGGAGTTCTTCCGGGACAACCCCGAAACCGCCGTTCGGAACCGGGTCAAACGAGCCGTATCCAACGGTGCCATTTTCACGGCTGACGGCCACCTTATCCCATGAGGGCTACCGACTTTTCCAACATCCTGTTTGAAGCCATCCAATACGCCGGACAGGACAGGCACAACATCCGTAGCGAGACTTTCTCCCAGTTCAGGGACTTCTGCAACGCCCGGATGAGGTCCGTCTGGGAACTGGCAAACTGGCCTGACATTGTCCGGCTTGTATCCTTCACCTCGGTCACGGACCCTATCACCGAAGTCGTCTACTTCACCCCCGCTTCAGAAGCCGGGGAGATTCTGGCCGTCTACAACAAGAACCCTCAGGTCACCACTCAGGCCCTGAGCGTAGGCTATGAACTTTACGATGACGGCACCAACAAGAGGGTCGTTTTCGGTCAAAAACTGCTGGATAGCGGCTTTTACCGCTATCGGGTGAAGTTCACGCCTTTCAACGGCGACCTGTATTCTGCCACGACGGTCTATTACCCGGGCGTTCAGGTCTACTTTGACACCGGGTCCACATCCGGAACCTACGTCCCTATCACCGGACGTCCTCATTCCGCCAACTTCTACACCTGCCTTTCGGTCACTAACGCAGGTGAAAACCCGACGAGCCATCCGGCCAAGTGGGCCAAGGTCGAGATTCCTTACGCCTTCGGCCCTTACATGGCTTGGGGTGCGGCGGCCGACTGGATGGTTTCCGAGGGCAACGTCGAAGGGGCCGCCGTCCTTGAACAGAAGGCCAACGGAATCCTCGACCTCGAACTCGACAAGGTCTTGCGTCAGCAGGGCCAGTTCGAGAGAATCAACATGACCAAGACTTACTAACCATGGCAAACGTACCTTTCTCATCCCCATTCACCAAGGCGTTCACTCACACGAACGTCAGCGTCGGAGTCGCCGCCGCCGAAATCCTCCCGGCGACCACGAACCCCTATGACAAGCGTGTGCTTCTGATGATTCAGAACCAGCATGCCACCAACTCGGTTCAAATCATCTTCAACTCTGCCGGGTCCGCTGGCATCGTCCTGCTTCCCAATCAGAGCATCAGCATCGAGAACTACAACGGTCCCGTCCGGGCCGTCGCCTCAGGTGCTTCTACCCCCGTCCACCTCGCCTACTCCCTCGTCTAATGGCTATCAGCATCATAGGGGGAGTCGGAGGAATCAGCGTTGAAAGCGACCCTCTGGCCCTCAAACTTACCGGAGGCACGTTGTCCGGAAAACTGAACTGCGGAGTCGTTTCAAACGTCGCTGGAATCAACATCGGCATTGGAGGTAATGACACCGCAAGTGTTACGGCTGGAGACATGTGGATTGCTTCAGGAGGAAACAACCTTAACTATCGTGATTCAACTGGTGCTTGGCGTATTATTAACCCCAACAACGTACCCAACCAGATTGTTTGTTCGGCAGGAACCATTAATCCAGCACTTCGCATTGAACAGCGTGGTACTGGACACGCTTTGCTTGTGGAGGATTCAACAACCCCTGACAGTACTCCATTTGTAGTAACCGCAAATGGTCAGACTGTAATCGGTAGCCTTACTCCGTATTCTACCGCAAACCTTACTGTCGCCGGTGGAGTTTCTCTGGAAAGCGGAAGTTACTTTGTAAGAGTGGACAGTCAGGGCCCACAACTTCAAGGAAGTTTGAAACTGTACAATCAGTCTACGCAGAACAACACAGGAAGCCAAACTTCCACGGATTACCCTTACGAACTTGTTGTAGAAATAAACAACACCGCTTGCTACATCCCTTACCGATACTAACATGATTACCGCACTCATCTGTCTTGCCGTCGGCTTTGCTGGCGGGTTCTACGCTGGAATCAAAAACGCCAACTCGTCCAAGGTCGGCAAGGCCAAGGACATTGTTGACCTCATCCAGAAGTAATGCCTCCGACCCCGCTACTTGCGGGCGATAAGGTATTCATCGGACTTAACTCCCGGGACAACCCTATCGCCATTCCGGCAGGGTTTGTCTCCCGGTCTGAAAACATGCGTCTGGACCGTGGCATGGCTACGGTCAGAAAGGGCATGGAACGCCTGACTGAAGGCGGCCTTGTGAATCAGACGGTCTATGGAAGCGGAGTGTACATCAACTCGTCTGGGCAGGAAATCATCGTAATCTGCCTCAGTTCAAGCCTGTACACGTACAATCCTGACACTTCGGTCCTTACCGGGCCCATCAACTACCCGGCTGGTCAGACCCTGACCAATGCCGATGTTGTGACCGTGTTTCAGGCCATGGGTCACGTCTACATCACCCGTGGATACTCACTAAGGCCGTTTGAGTACGATTACGTGGCAGGAACGGTAATCACGTTGCCAAGCGTAGGTCATCAGTTTCCAAACTCTGTGTACGGACTTTACTACGGAAACCGTGTCATTGTTCAGGACTCTGTGGACTCGGTCGCAGTCAGCCATTACCTTGACCAGACAAACTTCAATCAGAGCGACATTTTCAAGATTAACGACGGAGGGAATGACACTCTCGTAAGCATCTGTCCTTGGACCCTGAATGAGTTTGTCGTGATGATGCGTAACAGCATCTTCTACGTCTCTGTCGGTTCCGGGAACTACAATACTGGTGACGACATAGCCGCAGACTCATACGTCAAGTCGCTGGCTACTGACGTCGGTTGTGCGGCCGCCAAAAGCGTAGTCCAAGCCGGAGGTGCAATCCTGTTCCTTTCTGACAATGGAGTCTATGCCCTGAGTCCTCAGGCGGCAGGGGCCGGAACGACCAACAGTCCGGAAGGCATGCGTCTGCTTACGCTTGCAGAACCGCTTTCAGCCCCGATTGACGACGTCATCCAGAGAATCAACAGGTCCTATGTCCACAGGGCCGTAGGCATCTACTGGAACAACAGGTACTATCTTGCCGTCCCGTTGGATTCCAGCACCAAGAACAGTCACATCCTTGTCTACAACTTCATCAACAAGGCTTGGGAATCCGTTGACTCGTTCCCGACCGGGTTTGACGTCAGGAACTTCGTCGTAGCCAAGAAGGGTTCGCAAAGGCGTATGTTCGCCTTGGACAACGCTCAGGGCCTGTTCTTGATGGAGGAACTGGACTATGACGAGTATGGTCAGGCGACCGGAACCCCTATTCTGCCCTTTACGCTTCCGGAAACACTCAACGAAAACGCCTTCCAGTCCAATAACATCGCAGGTCTTTGCGAGACAAGGACTTACATTTTTGACTCTATGGAGGACAAGCGGTTCTCAAGCCTTGAGTACGACCTCAAGATTCCGACCGGGTCAGCAATCAAAGCGTCCACAATCACAGTCAATCCTGACGTCGTCACCCTTGTAGATGAGTATGGCTCAAACGCTGATGGGCAGGATGCCACACGACGTGTACCAATCAGGAAGATAGCCTATGGCATCAAGGTAAGGTTTGAATCGGTCTACAAACGGCCATCCGTAAGGGGACTTCTGGTTGACGCCATCCTGCCCGGAAGAAATACTCAAAGCCAAGACTAACATGCCTCAACTAAACAAGGGAGATACTTTCGCAGACGGACAACAGGTGACTGGTGTTCGTCTTAACGGACTTGTCGACAACGCCACGGTTCTTCCGGGCCTAATCACCGACCAGACCAACATCACGGCCAATACTGTGGCATCTGGAGACAGCGTACTGCTTCACGACCTTTCGGCAACCGCACTTCGTGAAGCGACCGTTGGCGACCTGCTTAACAGCGGTCTGGCAATCACCACCGGGTCCGTGACCGGGAACGCAGGTGCTGACGTCGTTATTACTCCTGCGGCCACATACAAGGTTGACGTTGCGGGCCCGCTTGAGGCTGACGACGTCAATGTGGTAGATGACCTTACCGTCGGGGATGATGCCACCGTAAGTGGCGACCTTGCCGTTACTGGTGGCTCAACTTTGACCGGAAACGTCGTTGCTGACGCAGGATTCACTTGCAACGGAACGGCAAACTTTACGGGTGCCTTGCAGGTCAATGGAACGGTCGGATACGTGCTTACTGAGATTGTAGAGGAGGACATTCCTTATGCCGTTGGTGCTACTGCAAATACGCTTCATAACCTGTTTACGTCCGCATCATACACGAAACTTACCGGAGAGGTGTGGGTAATAGAAGTAAATGTCACTTTATTTACTGATAACAACAGTAATGTTCATTACAGGGTTACAGATAGTTCAGACTCTGTAAATCACATCATTGGATACTATGTAACTAATAGTGCTGTCAGACCATTCCAAGTAACAAACACAGCAGTTATCGGCTCATCTTCTACTTACACAGGGTCATTTGTTTTTAGGACTAAATGTAGTCAGCCAAACATTCACATCACTCCTACTTCCACCAATCTTGCATCATTTCCTGACGGGACCAAGGGTAGCATCGGCAAGTTCCGCATCTACAAATACAAGACGGCCTGATGCTTCTCGGCAGACTCATTGAGTTCATCAAGGGGTCCTCTGAGCATAAGGACGGGACTGCGTTTCCTTGGAAGGATGATGCGGTTGGACAGTACCTCGCTTGGGCCTTTTCAAAGGACTACCTTTTTCTGTACCTTGACGGGCCGGACCCGAAGGGCATCTCAGTCGTCTATCCGGTTGCTAAACCTTATGACGGCAAGTTGAGCGAAATCCTGCCTTCTGACGACGAAGTTCCAAAGGCGGATGAATCATCCAAGGACCTAATCGTAATGGATACCATCTTTGAGAATGATGCCGCCCGGCGGGCCCTGACCGCACAGTTCATGCTTCGGTACCCCAACTGGAAGGAGCAACGCAAGTTTGCCGTCAGAAAAGGGGTTGTATCGTTGCTGAACAACCGCTACTTTGAACTTACAAAAGGACTGAACACATGAGTTTTCCTGCCATTTTCAACATGCCCTCAAGATTGGGCTGTTGCGGTCCTCTGGCCCTCGTAGGGGCCGCCATTGGTGGAACCGCAGGAGTTGGTTCTATTGCCGCCGCAGGTATGGGAGGTGCCCTCGTTGGAGGAGCCCTTGGAATGGCCGGAGACGCATACCGTACTGGCAGTAAAGCCGCCAAGGGCATTTCAGCCCCTAACGCCCGTTCTTACTACGGCGAGATGACCGGAGCCCTTGAGGCTCAACGCCAGATTCTTCCTGACATAGCACAGGCCGAACGTGAGGCGATGCCGATGTATCGGCAGTTGCAGGAGGAGTCGCTCATGGGACAGTTGGGGTCCCTTGGTCGGCTGTATGAGCAGTATGCACCCGCTGGAGCCGCAATCAGCCAGTACAATCTGGCAAGCATGGCTCCTTCCTACGCTCAAGCGGCCTCGCTGGCGAGGGACACGTACATGGGTAGCATGGCCCCGGGTGCTACGGGGCTTCTTTCAACGATGACGTCTCAGGCACAATCCGACCTGAACGCCGGAATGTCCCTGACTCCCCAGATGCAGACGCTGGCCCAGCAGTCAGCCCGTGCGGCCATGGCGGCCCGTGGGCTCACCGGGAATCAGGCAGTCGGTCAGGAAGTGCTTAACTCCTACAAACTTGGCTTGGAACGTGAAAACAGGGCACGGCAGTACGCCACCGGAGTCTATGGACTTGGTGCTGGCGTAGCCGACCGAGCCGCCGCCACTTACGCAACTCCGATGCTTTCCAACGTTATGAGCCCCGGAAGCCTGATGGGAGCCGCATCCGGCATGACCGGGGCTCAGGGCCCGCAGTTCGTCCAGCCGGAGTCTCAGTACATGGCTGGCGTCATGGGCCAGCAGTACAGCACTCAGGCTCAGGTCAACATCGCCCGGGCTCAGGCTCAGGCTGGCCTCCAAAGCGGCATCATGTCCGGCCTTGGTTCGCTCGGCGGGGCGTACCTCGGAAGCCTCGGACGATAACCATTCATGGCAAACCCGTTCCAAAGGTACCAGTCCGGAGGCTTCGAGGCCGTTCCGGGCATCGCACAGGCAGGTGCCAACATCGGCAGTATGCTCGGTTCCGGGTTCTCGAACCTCGGTTCCTCACTCGCATCCGGGCTTAAGGAATACTACGACACCAAGGCGAAGTCAGAGGCGGCCAATCAGGAGATTGAACTCAAGGGCCAGCAGTTGCTACTTCAGCGTGAGGCGTTCCTTGAAGCCTCCGGAATCGACCGTGCGACCCTCGACAGGTACATGACCGATGACCCGTCCGAAGGTACGGATGACGCCATGTTCGCAGAAGTATCAAAGAACCCGATGGTTCAGTATGCGAAGCAACTGGACACGGCCATCCAGCAACTGAAGGTGGCCCCTGCGAAGGGCCTCAACGCCAAGTTGCAAGCGGTCAACGCCGCTTCGGCGGCCATGGGACAGGTGGAACATCAGATGAAGATTAACGACTTCATCCTGAAGAACCGTCTTGAACAGACCGCAAACCAGACGCCTGATACGGCTCAGGTGGCCGAGGACGTCGTCACTCCGAACGTGTTGGTCGACCCTAACAATCCGTTCTTCAAGGGAGTCAGGGACCTGAAGGCTAACCTTGAAAAGACGTTCCCGGACCAGCCCGACATGGTTCAGAAGGGTGTTCGTGAATACATCGAAAAGGTGAAGGCTGAGTATGCCAACAAAGACATGACTCCTGAGCAGAAGTCCGAGTTCGCCTACGCACTCGGGCAGTATGCGATGAAGGAAACCAACGAGGTCGGAGAACTCACCGACTTTGGAAAGATGCGGGCCGAACAGGACGCCTCCTACGAGCAGAGCATGGCTGACGCTCAGGCGGCAGAAGCCGCATTGAGTCCTAAGGCTCAAAAGCCCAAGAAGCCTGACTATGCAACACAGGCACAGGGAGAACTGACCACGCTTCAGGCCAAGATGAAGGAACTGAAGGACAAGATTGATTCAGGCGAGGCAATCACCCCCGGAAAACGAAGGGAAGCACAGAACTGGATTGGACGTCAGGGTCTCAAGATAAATGAAGCCATAGGCAAACAGAGCGTGTTTGGTTTTGCTGAAATGATACGAAGTGACGTCAAGATTACTCCTGAACTTGCAGATGTTATTGTAAAACGAACTTTTGATGGAGATGAGTCCAAGTTGTATGACCCTCTTGGAATAAGAACTTCTCTTACTGGTTTTGCTTCTGGAGTTGTTAGGCCGTATCTTGCTTCACTTACTGGTCCATACGGATGGGCTCTTGCGTCTGCCGGGCGTGACCTGACGGTCAATGAAACAAGGGCACTTGAGGACGCAATAACCAGATACACCGACAAACAGAAACTTTCCGCCGAAGAAGCGAGAACCGGAAACGACGCAAGGCTCCTCGAAGAATACAAGAAGGAGGAACAGCGTCTTAAGAACATCATCGCCACCAACAAGAAGGCTCCAAGACCTGAGGAAGTTAAGAAAGCGACGACTCCAGAACAGAAACCACAGTCCAAGCCGTTCTCAATCGGTGAACTTAACCTCGGAGAAAGGATGGTCGAAGTCCAACTCAACGCCGCAGAGAAGGAGTCCGTTGCCCGTGAGTTCTATGCCAAGCGTTTCGGGTCCGTTCCCGCAGGGTTCACCCAGATGTACCGTCAGATGTATCCCGAGGCGGCAATCCGGACGACCACGGTCAACGGCATCCCGGTCATGGTCGACGGCAAGGGCAACGTCACTCCGCTTACCAGCGGCAAGGAACAGGACATTGAGAAGATTGCCTCTGCCAAGGCCCTGACCTTCCAGAACACCGAAATCGCCGACGGCGTCATCCTTGACGGCATCTTCGGTGGAACCGTCGCCGGGGCTCAGGCTTTCCGAAAGGACTACGCCCACATGGCTAACGTCCGTTCAGCCATCGACGAACTCATCACCATCAATGACATGGGTTATGAGTCCCTGTCGCCGACCGCCCGGGCTCGTGCCGACCAGTTGCAGTCGGAAATCATCGCCGCCCTGCGTATCCCCATCGTCGGTCCGGGTCAGGTCGCCATTCCGGAACAGGCAATCCTTGAAAGAATCGTGAGAAACCCGACGGCCATCTTCTCGCTGGAGTCTCAGGACTTGGCGGCACTCAAGGGACTCAAGTCCCGTGTTGACCGTGAACTGGTCAACTGGCCCAAGTCCATGGGCCTCAATGTCAGGGTCGGCGGTCAGGGTTCCGACGTGGTCAGGCAGATTCGTAGTCGTCGTCTGCGGGCCGAACGTAACCTTCCTCCGTCATCCTAATGGCAGACCTTATCCGCAAGAAAGTCGTCGCTCCCCTCCAAGGGGAGATGTTCGGGACTCCCGAGCAGATGGACGAAGAACAGCAGTTGCTCTCGCAACTGTCTCCCGAGGAGCGTGAACGGGCGGAGGCCGAACTGAACGGCCCAATCACGGGTGATGAGTTGGCTCAACTCATGGCCGAGAACGAGAACTACGTTCCGACCATGGACGAGTACGACATTTACAAGAACTGGATGAAAAGCCGTGAGGTCGACATTATCGACGCCTTTACGTCCGGATTCGGTCAGGTCTTGAGCGACTTGGGCACGGCCATTGAGGCCGGAGTCGAAGCCGACGACAAGGTGTCCAAGGCCCTCCCGACCATCTTTGAGGGCTTTGCACGTGGCACTCGTGACTTCTACGGCATGCTTGCCCAGTCTCAGGACCCTAACAGCGTACTTTTCCAGTTCAAGAACGTGCTTTCTGGAGATGGTTCTGACCCAGAAGCCGAGTATCAGCAGTTCCTCAAGGCCCGTGAGTTCAACGCCAAAACCATGGCGATTCTCAAAGGTCAGACTTCGGCCTCAAAGGAGGTCTTTGACGTTGAAATCGACAAGGACATGATGATTCCGGAGGTGGCTCAGGCCATCTCGTACATCGCAGACCCAAGTCTTTTCATCCCTTCCGGTGCCTTTACCACTATTGCCAAGGCTGGAGCAAAGGCCGTAGGTGCTGGTCATTTCGCCGAGAAAATCATCGCCGCCGCCGGACGCACTCAGGCCATGAAAGACTTGGTGCTTTCCGGTGCCCTGCGTGTGGCCGGAGCCCCGCTTGAAATCGCTGGCCGCATGGTCAGCGGGACCATTGACGGAGCCGTAGCCCGTGGTTCCGCCCTGTTCGGTGACGTGGTCGGAATGTCCCCTCAGGCGTTCCAGCAAACCCTTCAGGGTGCTGGCCTTGCAACTTCCGCCCTCCGTGTGCCCGGATGGTCTACCGTCTCTGACGCCTACTATGCCGCCAATGTCATAGGGGGCATCGGAGAGACTGTCGGAGCCATCGGACGCCAGATGGGCAGGGAACAGAGGGGCATACTTTCCTATGCCGCCCGGGCCCTGAAGGCTGAAGCCGACAACCTGACTCCTCAGGCCAAGCGGATGCTCCAAATCATCGACGCCGCCGACCCGCTGTTTGGATACGCCTATGCCGCCGGAGAGGCCGCCCTTGAAGGTGCCGTCATCGGAGGTGCCCTCGGCGGACTTGCCGGAGGTCTGGAAGGTGCGGCCGCAGGGGCTGGCTCAGGAACCGCACTTGGGGCCATCGGCGGTGTCATCGGACGTGGAGTGAGTGACATTCACAAGGAGCGTACCCGCATCCAAGCGGACATGGTCATCGAGGGGCTCAAGGACACCGACAAGTCCCAGTATGAAGCCGTGATGTTGCTCAGAGCCTTGGGAGAGAAGCACAACAAGTCCTATGACCACATCATCGTAGGTCTGGATACTGTCGCACCGGGAGCCCGTCTGAACATGCACGACGGTGCGTCCTTCGAGGCTTTCCTTCAGAAGAACAAACTCGTCGACACCTTCGACCCGGACCGTCCGGGGCGTGTCATCCGTGGCGAGGACCCCAACGACCCGAAGATGTACCATCGCTGGGAAGGGTTCGTCATCCAGAAGGACAAGTCCGGTCAGGTCGACATTTTCATCAACACCGACTGGGCGACCAAGAACGCCATCGGCCACGAACTGTTCCACGGAATCATGCGGACGTCGGTGTTCGCCAAGAACTTCACCGATGCCGTCACCCAGTCAATCCTTGGCGTCCGTGGGCCCAAGGGGGAACTCATCCGTGCAGGAGAGATTCCTGCCGCAGAGGCGTATGAGATGTTCAAGCGGTACATCGACATTGAGTACAGGGACCCGGCCCAGAAGAAGGCCAAGTTGGACCAGTTGGACGCCGCCATCAAGGAGTACGAAACCAGCGGCAAACTCATCTCGGAGTCCGGCCTTGAAGGCAGGGCCGTCCTTGAGAATCTGTCAGAGGAGTTCGGGGCCTACTACTTCAACCATTGGCTCGACGACAAGTCCCCGGACTACCTGTTCTACGGCGGCAAACTGCCGGGTCTGCGTGGCATCTTTGACAACCTCAAGATGGGCTGGGTGTCCTTCACCGAAGCCCGTCTCAAGAAGTCGATGCCGAGTTTCGACTTCAACCGGACCGTAATCGACCAGAGGACCGGAAAGCCCCGTCAGGCTTACATCGACGAGGTGTTCCGTCCGGGCAACGGCCGTCTCCGCAGGTCCGCATTGGACTTCCTGATGAGGGACTTGGTCCGTGCGGCGGCTGGCGTCAACGGAGGCGAAAGCATCATCCTCCGGAACATGACTCCGGAGCAGAGGGCCCGGTTCGTCGAGACGCACGGCCTTGACGGCCTGTTCCGTCGTGACCGCAAGGGTGGAGCCCGTGAGAGTTCCGAGGCCCAGATGCGTCGGGAGAACCAGACCCGTGTCCAAGGCATCATCGACTCGGTCAACATCCTTCCGGCCGCCGAGCGAGGCACCCAGACCATCGTGGACGTCAACGGGGACACCTCCATCATCGGAACCCTGTCCGACCGTGAACTCGAGGTAATCGTCAAGAACGGCCACATGACTCAGGCCCTTGCCGACAAGTACAAGACCATGCGTGAGATTGCCGCTAACAAGGGCAAGAAGGCGAACGTGGTTCAGTCAAACTACTGGGGCGAAAGCATGGAGCAGGGTTCCGGAAGGACTCCTCGCCGTGTGGTCAACACGGGGGACAACAGGTCCGTACCGATGACCCGGCGTGTGTTCGTCCCTCACAGCCTTGAGACTGTCATCACCCTGAAGAAGAACGGCGACGCCAACTTCGGCGTCCTCGCCCATTCCCTCGACTACGACAACCTTGGACGTCGCAGTTATGCCATTTACTCCCAGCCTGAAGCCCGGGCCCTGTACGGAAACGACTACGACTCCTTCCAAGCGGACTTCTACCGCTACCTTCAGAACCTCAGCGACCCGAACGCCATCCCGTCAGCCGACCTGTTCGGTGGCGGCGACGTCGGTGCCAAGAAGCGTAACTTCTTCCACGAGGTCCTCGGCTCGGCTCTGCGTCAGGGCGAGTCCTACATCAATCCTCCTCGTCCGGGATACGCCGGGCCGGAAGGCCGTGGAGAGTTCTTCGTCTATCAGACCCTGCGTCTCGACCGCATGAGCCACGTGGCCGTTCGTCCGGACATTGTACCCTACGACCACACTCAGGTCTACGACCGCACCCGCCGGAACTACAAGCCGAGCGAACTCAGCATCGAGCAGACCCAGAACGGAACTGTCTACAAGCACCCGGTAGGATACAACATCATCAGCAAGGGTGCCTTGTCCCGTGCTTACGATGCTCAGGGTAAAGTCATTGGCTCCTTCTCCAATCCAGACCAAGCATCCCGGGCTATCACCCGTGAAATCAATAGGCGTGACAAAGAGGAAGTTGAGGCGTCTATCCGCAACATTCGTTCAGAGCAGAGGATGTTCAAGCCAGTCGATGACAATGAAGCAGGTGAAGCCGTTTCTCTTGGCGACCTGTTCCAGACTGCGGCCATGAGAGATTTCGTAGGCAATCTTCCTATTGTACGTCAGACGGCCGACGAACAGTTCACAGACTTCAAGCGTAACATCGAATCAGGACTCGTCACAAAGCAACAGGCAGAAAGGCTCATCATGGAGGTCGAAGCGGCCTTCAACGGCGAACTCCGTGAACTGATGCTTGAGAAGCAACTTGAACGTCTTGAGATTGGTGACGGTGGACAGCCGAGTTTCGGAACGTCAAGCAAGGGGCTCAATGATGTGCTTTCCAAGTACATCGGCGGCAAGACCATCGGACCTGCGATGAACTGGTTTGGTGGTTTCGACGCTTTGATGAAGGCGGCCCTGAGACTTACCAACGAGGCTACCTCGATGGATGAGTTCATCCCGAACTTCGTCAAAAACCTTCAGGCCATGAACAGGACCCAAATCAAAGATGCAGAGGGTCTGGTCCGTGACCTGATGCCGTTTGCAGGAGAACTTGAGGCTCAGGCCAAGATGGGCAACGAAATCAAGAGGCTTAAGGCCGAACTTAAGAGAGTAACTCAAGGCAATAACCGTGGTTTCTACCAAAGGTCCTCTGTTCAAGGCCCCAACTTTAAGTTGCATGCCAGCCGTGTATTGGACGCCAAGGAATACGTCAGCAATCTTGACCCTGACAAGGTCCACGATGGACTCGGAAAGTATCTGGCAGAACAACTACCTCTGCGTCGGTTCTTTCAGTCAAACAACTACGCCAAACAGTTCGATACTGGTGTCGGTTTTGTAGCAGTAGGCGTACACGGAACGCCCTCTGCTGAGTTGCTCAAGGTCCGTGAACTTGACCCATCAAAAGGTGGAGAAACGACCGGAGCAGAATCAGCACGCCATGGCATTTTCTTCGCCGCATCTGATGAGACTGCCTTGTCTCCGCTGTATCAGACCAGTCAGAAGAACCCAGACTTCGTCAAGCCGCAGATGCTTAAGGCGGTGTTCAAGATGAACAACCCGTTGGTCTTTGACTATTCTGCAAACGCACTCGGAGGAAAGATGAAGTTCCTTGTTCAAGAGGCATTTCTCAAGGGGCATGACGGGGTCGTGTTTAACAACATCAATGACGGTGGAGACTTTGATACCGTGTTCGTTATTCGGAATGACGTAGCAAAGGACCAGCATCGAGTCATCGAGACTACCTTGGACATGGAAGAAGGGGCAACTCCCCTACCCCGTGGCACGGGCCCGGATGGTCAGCCTCTTACCGTAGGCACCAAGAACCTCAAGCCCGCCGAGGGCGAACTTGAACCTACCGGAAGGAAGTACGATACAAACTCCAAACTTTTCACGTCTAAGTTCTTGGGTCGTTTTGCAAAAGAAAACCCAAAAGTTACTGATGGGCTTACAATCAAGGTAGACTATGATACCTATGCTTCTCCATTCACAGGAGAGCAAATCCCGTATGGCTTTACCATTCGATTCGACAATCCTTGGGAGGGTGGTGGAAAAGAACCCATAGCAGAGATTGGTGTTCGTTTTGAAAAGGGTGCCCAGTTCGGCGACCATGCGTACATCACAAGGGTTGATGTTCGTAGCGACATGCGTAACAAGGGATACGGAAAACTTATCTATTCAGAAGCCGGAGAACGTGTACGTTCTCTTGGTGCTGAATACCTTTTGGGCTCCGTAATCAACAAGGATAACATTCCTTTCCACATCCGTGAGGAAATCTTTGGTAAAGGTTCTACGAGGCAACCTAATGGACGGTTGGGTTCTACCATCACCAAGATAGACCGGAACGCCTACTACAAGCCCGCCGAGGGCGAAGCACCGCCTCCCCGGAACATCAAGGAGTTGATTGACGAGCAAGGTGCAAACTTCAACCCTGAGTCACTCGTTGGCTCACTCCTACGCTACCGTAAGGATTCCGCAGACGAGACACCGATTTACGCCCGTATCTTGGAGTTCGGAAAGAACAAGCACGGTCAGTTCTATCGCCTCATCAACGAGAACCAGTATCAGAAAATCATGGCCTCCGATGACGGAGATAAGGTCAAGGCCATGCGTATCCGTGAAGGTTCTGAGATGTTCGGTGGAGACAAGTACTCAAGGTACAAGGACCCGGCAGACTTCAACAAGTGGCTTGGCCGCATCTATGACGAGGTCCAGATGCCGTCGGCTGAAGCGGAGCCCGCCAAACCGACCCGTCCTTCGCAGATTGACTCCGCAAACCTCAGGACGGTCCTTGAGGATGCCGAGTCCACGCTCGACTCCACGACGTTCACCAAGGACCACACGACGGCCCTGTATGGCAACAAGTCCGGAACCAAGAAGGGCATCCTAAAGACGGCCGCAGAAGCCCTTGAAGCCTACGACAAGGCTACGACCCCGGAAGCCAAGGAAGCCGCCATCTCTGAACTTGCGGACTCCATCGAGGAGTTGCGTAGCATCTTGGACGAACTTGAGGAGGTGCAGTCCAACTCCGAGGCGTTCGAGAACACGGAAGGGTATCAGCGTCGTGAGGAGCAGATTGAAGCCCTCACCGAAGCCGTCGATGCCCTTGAGAACGCCATCCGGCCTGACGACATGGAAGGAGACGCTCAGGTAAGCATGAAGCCCGTAGAAGGCGACAGGCTTCCTGAACCTTCTGACTCAGTTCCTCCGGGCCCGATGTTCGAGGTCCTCCTCAACACCTATGGCCTGACCAAGGAGCAGAAGGCACAACTGAAGGACGAACTTCACAGGGACGCCCTTCAACTCAAGGAGGTCAAGGAGTTTATTGCCATCGCAAGTGTACTTGACGAAAGAATCAAACTGAAAGGGAAGCACAAAGGCATCGGCGACTTGCTGAGGAAGATGGCTAATCCTTATCGCCCAGCACTTGAGGACCCAAAGACCAAGAAGATTACTGATGACGGCAGTAAGATTACGCTTTCGGACGTAGTCTTGGACCTTCAACTCACAAAGGATGAGGTCAATCAGTTCAATGAAGCCTACTATGCTTTGCATGATTTGATGGCGAAGCAAATCAACGAACTTCAAGTCCTTTACAGGAGGATTGAGCCTCCGCAAAACACTTTCAACGCAAGGATTAAGCCTCAGACCGGAGTCATGGGAGATTCTGACAAACTGCTGATGGAGAAGATTAACAGGAAAATCTCCACAGTCCGTGAATACTTTGAAAGGGCTGGACTACCAGTCTCTGCAAGGGCCCTAATCCACGCACTCTCTTGGAACACTCCGGGTTCAAAGAAGGTGACTGGAGACGGAATGGTCATTAAGGGCATCAGGAACACGGGTTATGAGGCTTCAAACATCGGGTTCTTCGATGATACGACCATCAGCAAACTTCAGGCTGGAAGTTTCCAAGGAACAGCCACAAAACCTTCTGGACAGAAATCAGGAGTCACAAACTTCATGCTTCTTGCGGCGGTTGAAGTTCAGGGCGGATACGCAGGTCACGTAGCAAACCTTTACAGGCGGGCCCTTCAGAGCAACCACAGGACAGGAAGGTCTGTGAATCCAGCAGGAACAGGCGTTATTGAACCTGCTGCGTTCAACGCTGACAGGCCGTATCTCATGGAAGAAGCAAGGTTTATCAGGGATGACCAATCTTACCATTACAGCCATCAGTCAGAAGGCATAGGCATACCATTGTCAGGATACACGCACCTCGCCGACATAGCAATCAGGGACATAAGACATTCGACCGACCACAAGTACAGCAGGAACCATGGCGGTCAGGATACCTACGGAATGGTAATCTTGCATGAGATTGGTCACACGTTCCAGTTGGACAGACTTGATGCCGTTTCACACGCTTACGTAGGAACCAGAAACCTGCAAACTACTGGCAATCAGAGAAATCAGTCTTGGTTTGTCAACGGAGAGAATACTGGGGCCGGGCCAGAGGCTGTTTCTGTTTTCCGGACTGCAACCCCGTTTGAGCATGCACTTTCACAGTACATGACGCACAGCGGGTTCACGCTTGATGGAGTTTTTTACAAAGACGACTCCGGCATGGGGTGGTTCCGTAATGCCGACGATTTTCTGAAGAAGATAGATGGCGACCCGAGTCTGCTTGAGAAAACGGACCTGCATCTTCTCACTCAACTCTTGGTCGTTAAGTTCATGGAGCATGCGGCAAAGCATGTTCCTTTGGACCCAAGGGACCCTCACAAGGGAACTGTCGCACAGTACATCTCACGATACAAGAACTTCGGAATACGCAATAATCCTACCTACTCTGGAAAGGGAATCTACCAATGGTCCACGTTGTCCGAGTTTATGACGTCCATTCACACGAACTTCTCACAGATTCGTGACCTAATCTCGGTAGATGCACTCAAGTTCGATAGCACGACTCAGATGGTCTACGACTTTGTGATGAAGCACCTTCTTGGGTCTACGCCAGAGAGGCAGAAGGTGATGGCTAACGCATTTTCACAGGCCAACGAACTGATGGCTTCGGCCCTGTCTACGTATCCTGAAACGGGCAGTTTCAAGACCATACCTGACACTTCACGCATAAAGGACAAGTCTGCGGCCATCTTCCAGATTTCCGAGTTGATGACCATGCTGATGATGACCTCGGCCAATCCGAGCGAGAAAACCATCGGCCAGACTCCGTTCAGAGGTGCAGAGTTGCGTGAAAAAACAGGCGGAAAACAGGCTCCCCCGACCGGACCTCCGGCTCCGCCGCCTACGCCGCCTACTCCTCCTCCGGCTCCGCCTTCGCCGCCGCCTCCGGTCCCACCACCTCCTACTCCGCCGCCAGCACCGCCTACTCCGCCGCCGCCTACGCCTCCCCCTCAGCCGCCGTTGCCCGGACCCACTACGCCTCCTGCCGTCATCTGGAGGTCGTGGACCAATGACACTACCGAAAACGGCTCGATGTGGCGTAACAAGGTGGGGTACACCATCACCTATCTTGCGGGCCGTAAGTTCCGTCTCTACAACCCCCAGAACGCACTCGTCGGCATCTACAACGACCTTGAGGAAGCCAAGAGACGTGTACGTAGAGATGAGCCCAAATGAGCAACATTCCAGATTACGAGGCCGCCATGCAGGACTTCAAGAGGGGCGGTTGGATAACCGCCCTGTTCGGTGGAGCCGGGATGCTGGCACGTCTGCTCATCACGGACGAGGCCCATCCTGCAATCTGGTGGACCAGACGCATCTTGGCGTCCGTAATCATAGGTGTGCTTTCCTACTTCGCCATCTGGCCTTTGGAGATGGCGGGAATCTACAAGTCAGTCATCCTTACTTTCTCCGGAATGGCCGGACCCGAACTCGTTGATTGGGTCATAAGGCAGTTCCGCAACGCACCAGACCTCGATGCGAAAGCAAGAAAGACCAAAGCAAAGCGTCGTTGAGAGCATCATCCTGATGCAGTCGCTTTTCCTGATGGCCTTCGGCCTCGCCGGGTTCATGGCATCAAGCACGGTCGTCGCCGGGATGAAGGCCATGACCGACGCAAACTCTGCGGTAGCCATCATAACGAACGGTTCCCTTGTCACGGACAAGGAGAGCATCGGCGTCGAACAGGCCAGCCGCATCGTTTCCAACTTTGAAATCGTATGCACAAGTGCCCTCGCAATCGGAACCGTCGTCGTAGCCGCAAGCCTCATCAGGCTGGCCCTACGGACAAAGAAATCGGACAATGGCTAAGAAGGTTCTGGGCCTTTATCTTGTCACGCTTCTCACGCTGACCGGATGCTGGACTACCAAGTCCGAGCCGAAGCCGGAGGTGAAGGAGGTCGTCAAGATTGTCGACAACCCTGAGAAGGACAAGTACATCGACCGGGTCGAGCATGAGGCTTCGGAGGCGGCCGCCGCTTTGATTGTCGCCAAGCCCGGAGTACAGCCACCGCACAAGTCCCTCGTCGAACTGACCACCGAGAGAATGTCCGGACTCAAGAAGCCTTCGGCAGAACAGGTGAAGAAGTATGAGGATGCCCTAAAGTCCGAGGCCGCCATGAAGGCCGAGAAGGAGAAGGCCAGCAAGGTGGACGCCGAGACTACCGCCCTTTATGACAGGGTCGAGAAGGTCGACTCTGAGAACAAGGACCTGAAGGAGAAACTCAGACTGCTGGAGGAACAGCGTCAGGCCGAGATTAGGCAGGAAGCCTATGAGGACCTGAGGGACGTATGCCTGTTGCTCTGCACAATCCTGACGGTCGCAGGAGTCGGCATCGCCCTCATCGGGTATTGGATGGGCAAGGGCATAAAGGCGGGAGTCCTCGTGGCTTTGGCCGGACTTTCAGTAGGGGCCGCCCCGCTTGTCATTCAGGACATTGTCGAGGCCGCTTGGTTCAAGTGGACGGTCGGAGCCGTCGTTCTGGCCGGGATAGCCTACGGCGTCTACGAACTGTTCGACACCGACGTCGAGGTCAGGCGGAGAAAGGCCACCGGGCGACCCGGTGAAGTTCAGAAACCGGAACAAGGATGACCTCCGATGTGTTGTCGTCTCCGCCACGGCACACCCTCGCACCGTACTTTTCAGGGTTCTTGTACACGGCCCTCAGGAACTCCTTGAGTTCCAAGACCCTGAACAGGAAGGCCATGACAGCCCTGTCCCGTTCGCTGAAGATGTGCAACCAATAGTCGGCCTCCGTCGTCGACACGCCTGACGGCTTGCCACGTGAACGGAACTCGAACACGGCGTTCTTGGTCGTCATCCAAGTCTCACGCTCGGTCTTTACCTCGACCTTGGCTTGGTCAGTCCCAAGCCACATGAGCCACCGTTCCCCCTGCTGTCCGAACTGAAGGTCTGCGTCGAACTTTGGGTTCCAGCCGGGCATCAGGGCATGCCTGATTGTTGGCCTATCACTTCCTTCATGCGGGCGTCCATGTGTTCCAACTCACGACGTAGCATGCTGACCCTCGCCTCTGACAGACGGAGTTCTTTAACAAGAAGTTCATGCAGTTCCTTGTTTATGAAGGTGACGTTTCTGCCCTCGTGGATGACCGTGAACTCAATCAACTTGATTGGCTTTTGGTTGTTTTGGCTCATTCGGTAATGGTTCTCGTAAAGTATGGAGTCTTGGGGCCCACGTAGGCTGAACGTATGTTGAACTCAAAAAACTCGTGTGCTTCCTCATGGCTCATCTTGTCCCTTTTCATCAGAGTTCTGATTACCTCATCCTCATCATAGACGACCCGGAGTATGTCATTGAAGGACCAGACGCCTATGATGCAGGAGTCGAACCCGTCGGCAAACAGGAGACTTTCATCCCCTGTCTGCTCGACGAGTTCCTTCCTTATGTCCTTCTTCCTCGGCATCAGAACGGAACGTCGTCCGGCTGGGCGTCAGAGGACTCGGCCGGAACCGAAGCCTTCTCGAACAGGGCCTTGGCGGTCCGCTTCAACTTGAGGTCCTTCTCGGAGACACGCCCGGTCTTTTCAAACGGACGGGGCTCCCACGTATTCGCCCAATAGGCGAGGTCGTCGGTGGACAGTTCGCCAATCTGCTGGCCCTTGTTGCGTCCGAACGGCAGGGTCATCGACGGGTCAATGTCTCCTGCCGGGATGGCTACCGGGGCGGCGGGCTTGGCGGCCGGGCGGGCCGCAGGGGCGGCCTTGGCGGCCGGAGCCGGGGCAACGGTCCGGACGATGCGGTCGGCTTCTGCGTCGTCATCCGTGGTAGCCAGACCTGCTACTGCGGCGATGGCATAACGGCGAAGGTAGGAGAACAAGGAACCTGCGTCCTGACCTTTCACGCTTTCTCCGACCGGGATGGTCACGTAGTTCTGGATGTAACCTCCATCCCTGTGGATGACCATGGTGTTGATGCCGACCTGATTGCCGTCGCCGTGCGGGAACTGCACGATGGCGAGGCCGTGCTTGGCAAACACGTCCTTGGTAGCCGTCAGGTGAGCCCCGAGGGTGGCGTAGGAGTTTTTGTGAAACGGGTTCTGGGCGTCGGCGACGACGCTCGTTCCTGCTTCCTTGATGGCGGCCACTAAGGCGGCGGCGAGTTCGGGTGTGATGTTGTTAATCATGTTGTTCATGCGGTGGGAAGTTGTTTCTCAATGGCGTACCTCACGAAGTCCGAGCGAGACACGGCCCGCTTCTTCGACTCCTTGTTCAAAAGTTTCATGGTCTTGTCCGGCACACGCACGGTCAGCATGTGGTCGGAGATTGGCTCCGAGCCGTCCGGTTTCAGATGTTTCTTGGTCTTTGTTTTCATGGCGAAAAGATGCGTTCAGCCCTTGCGAATACGGCCTTGCGTTGGTCAGCAAGCGACGGGTGTCTGTGATTGTGTGCATAGCGTTCTGACATAGTCATGCCCAAGTTGTAAGACATGTAAAGAGAAATCTTCGTCGGAGTATGACCTTCCCGGACCATGGTCCTTTCAAGCCAGAGAAGATGCTCCCGGGCCACGGACCTCGACTTGGCCGGGTCGAAGCAGTTGCGGCGGCAGAAGGAGTAGGACTCCGGGATGCGTCCGAACATCCTCCGGACGGCGTCGTCCCAAGCCGCCTTCTTCAACTGATAGGCACCGAGTTCCCCGGCCCTGCCGACGGCTTGCGGCCTGTTGTCGCTCTCGACCCGGGCCAACCTGTCGAGGTAGTCCTCGTTCACGACCGAACCGAAGGCCGCCGATGAGAGCAGGGTAAGGGATGCCAGCCACTTGGCTGGCACCCCGGTTGATGCTATGCAACCCGCAAGACCCAACCAAGCCCTGCGTATGTCATTGTGGAAGGCCATGGTTTTCTGTCAAGCCCCAGCCCCCACGAGGGTGTAGTAGTCACGGAACCTGCGGACGAGGGCGGCGGCCATCTCCTTGTCGTCAAAGCGGTCGACGAGGGCCGACCCGTTGAAGTTGGTCGTGATTACGGTCGGCCTCATGGCCGTGGTCCTCTCGTCGAGGACGGCGAACAGGTCGGAAGCCATGCGGGCCGTCGCCCTCTCCTTGCCCAAGTCGTCAAAGACCAGCAGGTCGGTCTTGATGAGTTCGTCCAGCATCTTGCTATGGGCCTTCTCGCCGAAAGACTCCTCGATGAGCCCCTCGAACTTCCTCATGGTCAAGAACCTGTAAGGCATGTTCATGTCCTTTCGGGCCTTCTCAATCCACAGGCGGTTGACGACGTGCCAAGCCAGCCGGGTCTTTCCGACCCCGGTGGTTCCGTGGAGCAACAGGCCAGACTTCTGGCCGTTAGGGGTCCACTCTGCGGCCGACTGCAACCTCGGGTGCAACTTGGAAACCTCGGTATCCCGAAAAAGGGCCGGATAGGACGGGACGAACATCACCTCATCGAAGCCTTCGGCCTTCAAACGGGCCGGGTCCAGATGCTCACGGCATCGGTGGTAGCGGGTCAACTTGCCCTCGGCATTGACCATCAAGGCACAGCGACGGCCACAATGGCAGGACATGTCAAAACTGCTCATGGTCTTTCTGGGTAAGGGGTTTGGTATGGGCCTTGCCTTTGCGGACGGGGAAAAGGCCACGCCATCCGTTGCGGATGGATTGGCCCATGGACTCTATTGCCTCGTCGACGGGCATGGCGTCAAGGAAGTCCACCTGTCCGACGTAGGTGAGGTATGGGACCTTCTTCTTGCCGAAGGCATACCGAAGCCAATCGTTCCACATCTTGCAGAACTCCGGGTTTCCCACGTGCTTCGGGGTCTTGGTGAGCATGAAGTCGTTGGTCTTGGACCCCCTCCCCTTTGTATCTTTATCATCTATTCTATCTACTATTCTATCTGGGTGCAGTTTTCTGCACCCCCCCTGTTGATGCCCGGACATTTGCCCAAGGCCATGGCTTCGACAGTCCGGATGACCCGTCGGCCGTCCTCTTGGGCCCGGACGATGAGCCCGAACTGTTCAAGTTCCATCAGAAGGACCTGCACACCCCTCTCGCTGACGCCCAGAAGGCGTTGGAGGTAGGCGTTGGAGGCGTAGCACCCGTCGTCCCCGTCCAAGCCCGCCACGACCCCGTAGAGCAGTTTTGCCGAGGTGGTCAGTTGGTCGGCGTTGAACACGGCCGCAGGTATCCAGACGCCTGTGAACTTTGGCTGGCTCATGTCAGATTCCGCACATGCCCTCACATTCGGATTGGAAGTCAAAGTTCAACTGCCCCTTGTCCTCAGGCGAGTCAAAGTCGACTTGCCCAAGAGGCTTGCACGACCTGTGCAGGTAGACCTGCATCCGAAGGTCCTTTGCTCCTTCGATGTTCGTCTGCCTAATCTTCTCATCGAACTCGATTGCCTTGGCAAAGTGTTCCGGGTCGTCGTTGCGGAGCCTACGCCATTCATCATCGGAGTGGAATGGACAGTAATAACAGGCAGACCTCGGAGGCTCCGGGTATCCGTTGTTCTTCATCCATTCGATACAATGGGAACGCCTCATCCGCTTCTCAATCAACGGCCATCTGTGCCGGGTCCAAGGGTCCTTAGGTAACTTCATCCTCTGCATCTCGTCGTAAGAAATGCCAATCCATTGGGTGACAGTCACTTCTTTCTGGCCGTGCTTAATCTCACAGGCAGAGCGTATGTGCTTCAAGATAGGGATTACCTTGTAGTCAGCCGTGCATTTCCTGCCGACGGCCCCGACAACTTCGCCGTTGGGGAGCAGTCCAAACACAGGGATGAGACGTTTGACGTATGTCCCGCCGTCGAGCCTCTGGCGTATGCGGAGGCTCTCGTCGGTTAGGTTTCCCTTCGTCACCCTTACGACCGGGAACGGAAGTTGCTTTTCAAGCCAGCCAAGCCATTCGTAAACATTGGTCGGTTCCGCTTGGGTGTCGGCGAACACGGCGAAATCCGGCATCGGGCCAATCTCTCCACGGGCCGCCATAAGGGCCATGGTTGAGGACTGAACCCCGGCTCCGAGGTTGATTACGTTCCACCTCGTCTTGGGTGGTTCTATGAACGGGTCATTCATCGCTTGACGTCATTCTTGATGGTCCGGGACGCTTCCTTCCAACCGTCTTTGGTGTAGCAACGGATGAAGAAGTGGATGAACTCCGGGGTCCACCAGACCCGTTGGGTGTAGTCCTTGCCCTCGATGGTCACGTTTCCATCTCCCGGGAATACATAGTTCTCGATGGAGTTGGTGAACTGATTGTCGGCCCATGCCTCGAAGCCGAGGCGGGCAATCTGGTCGTCGTATTGGCTCATCGGCGTAATCCTTTCTCAATAGTCCGGATGCCGAAGGTGTCGTTCCGGAGAAGTTTGAACTGCTCGGACGTGAAATGCCGGATGACCCCGTCGTGGTCCAAGGCGACGGCGAACACGTCGTTTGAGAACGTGCCTCCGCACCGGACATAGATGAGCATCCCGTAGCCGAGGTCCGTCTCGACGGGCATTGGGTTGTTGAACTCGTGTATCATAGCGGCCCTTGTGATACACGGGCTCGGACGTATGTCAAGCGTCCGGTTTGACGTCGTCTTTCGGCAGGTCGATGACGTCGCCTTTGAGCATCTTGTTTATGTCCTCGTGGCTGACACGTAGACGATGCTCGACCACGACCGCAGGGGCGTCCTGCAAGGCGAGGACCTTGTCGGTCATAATCGCCAGAGCCAAGGGAAGTTGCCCCGGCGGGATGTTCTCAATCTCGGTCAACAGCCGGGTGCTACCCTTCGCCACGATTGCCGCCATCGTGGCCGCCGTGGCCTTCTTCCAACTGTTGAGGTTCAGCCCGCCGTTGGCGTCGTCCCGGGCCCGCCGCACGGCGAGGACAGTATGCTTCGAGTGCCCGAGCCGCTTGGCAATCTCGTTGGTCCCGACGTTGTCATCCAGCAGTTCGTGAATCTTGGCCTTCTGTTCGTCGGTCAGATTGCCCCCCGTATGTTCGTTGTTCGGGTCGGTGGGAAGTCTCTTTGGTTCGCTGTCGAAGTTCATAACCCTTACGCTATCGGACTTGACAGGGGTTTCAAACGCAATCTTATCGCCGCCGCTATGGAACTACTCGTAATGCTCGGCCTATGTTTTGTTCTGGTTGGGGTCCCGGTCCTCATCGGCTGTCATCTGGCGGCCCTGTTAGGGTTCGGTTCGTCTATCAAAAAGAACCCCCCCGGGCCACACATCAATCATCTACACAGATTTTACGAACGAGGACAGGCCGCTACTTCGTCGGCAAGAAAAGGACGTCAAAGATAAAGCCCTTCCTTGACGAACTGATTTTGCTGGCGAGGGCCAACAGGCCGACCGAACCAATGTCCGGGCCCGTGTGCCTGATGATACATTGGTCATTCAAACGGCCCAAGTGCAGGGCGAGGAAGGCGAACAAGGGCGTCGAGGTTCCTTGCACAGTAAAGCCCGACCTCGACAACGCCGCCAAGGCCGTGGTCGACTGTCTCGCCAAGGCGGGGTGGTTCACCGACGACGCCGTCGTGTCCCGGCTCCTGCTGTGCAAGACGGAGGGGGACAACCCCCGGCTGGACATAGCGGCAAAAGATGACGCTTGACGGCGAAGGGCAAAAGGGTATTACAGGGGGTGCTATGAATCCCAGCACCACGCACCTGTTCAGCAACACCAAGGTCCACCGCAACATCCCGGACGCCGACTACCGGGCCATCCGGGCCCTGTCGAAGTCGTCTCTGACCGAGTTCCTCCGGTCCCCGGCCCATTACCTCGCCTCGACCGAGAAGCCGAAGGAGACGACCGACGCTATGATGTTCGGAACGGCCTACCACGCCCACGTCCTCACCCCGGACCGCTTCTCCGAAAACGTCGTGATGAAGCCGGAGTGGGACGCCCGCACCAAGGAAGGCAAGGCCATCAAGGCCGAGTTCGAGGCGTCCCTCGGCCGAAAAGTCTACATCAAGGACGAGCAGTTTGAGGCCATCAAGGCGATGAAGGCCGCCCTTATGGCCCATCCTGTCGCATCCAAAATCCTCGCCGGACTTACTGATACCGAGATGGCTATTGAGTGCGACTTTCATCACAGCCACCCTTCGGATGAGACGCTCCGCATCAAGGGCCTTCTGGACGGATGGGACCACAAGACCGGGACCATCATCGACCTTAAAACGTGCAAGGACGCCAGCCCCGAGGGCTTCAAGTGGGCCGTCAAGGACTTCCGCTACGACTTGCAGGAAGTGCAGTATCGTGGCCTCATCAACGCCGCCTTCCGTCCCGAGGGCCATCCCGGAGCCAACCGCTTCGTCTGGATTGCCCAAGAGAAGGAGCCGCCCTACGCCGTCGGCGTCTACGTCCTGTCCAACCGGACCCTTATGACCGCTTGGGACGAATGGAGCGTCAGCGTCCAGCACTTCGCCGGATGCCAGAAGGCGAACGTATGGCCGGGCTACGCCACCGACATAGTCGAGTTGGAGGTAGTCCGATGAGCGACGAGAACGCCCGCCTCAGGGCCGACCTTGAAAACTGCCGCATCGCACTTCGGGTCAAGTATGAGGAAGTCGCCAAGTTCAAGGCAGAGGTCGCCGCCCTCCGCAAGTCCGACGCCATCGTCAAGTCCGAGGTCCTCCCGCTGGTGGAGGGCCTCGTGGCTCTGGTCGAGGGCGACCTCCGGTCGGCCGGGGAGAGGAAGCAGAAGGAACTGACCCGCTACGTCCAGCCCCTCCGGGCCATCCAGCACATCCTTCACAAGCGGCTTGACTACTGAAACAAAAGAGTATTACAACCATACCGCTATGAAAAAAACAGACCGCAGGAAACAACGCTTCCAGACTTACTTCATCACCGCCAAGGTCGACGTCGTCGTCGAGGTGTTCGCCCGGACCCGGGAGGAGGCCGTCGAGAAGTTCGAGGAGAGGATGCTGGACGACAGGGACAAACTCGAAATCTTCGAGAACGCCCTTTCGATGACCGACGAGGTGAAAGTCCAAACCGCCCAAGAGCATCTGGGACCCAGCCGATGAAACTCATCAAGCAAATCGACTTGGTCCCCGAAAAGACCGACAACGGCCTGTGGCTCATCCGTGAGGAACAGGTCCTCGGGCCCGACCGGACCGAACTTCTGGACGAATACTACTTCCTCACCGAAAGGGACGCCGACGCCTTCGTCGACCGCTGGCTCAAAACCAACGCTTGACAACCAGCACAAGCGTATTACAACCAATACCACTATGCCCAAAGCCATCCACATCAAGCCCCTCGACGAAGGTTTCTGGTCCATCACGCAGGTCGAACTTCCGACCGCCGTGGACCAGAAGGTCGAGGCCATCCAGAAACTCGTCGGCGGCTACTTCGAGTGCCACGCCGGAAAGGTCGGCCGCAACAAGGTCGTCGTCTACGTCAACGACGAGGCCGCCTTCAAACTCAAAGAACGCCACGGCTTCGTCCTCAACGAAGGCCGCCCCCTCGTCGGGCCCGCAGTCATCACCCGGGTGAAGGACGACGCCGACCTCAAACTGACCAAGGGGTTCAAAAACTACATCCGCATCTTCACCTACTCCCGATAACTTTCCCCTACGCCAATGCCTAATCCCAAAATGAAGAAGTGGCTCGTTAAGTGGACTTACGTCGCTTACGAGGAATACGAAGCCGAGACGGCCGAACAGGCCCTTGCTGACGCCGAGAACGACGACCCGCCGACCTGCGTGAACCTCGAACACGAGGACATTGAGGTCGTGCAGGAACTCGAAGATGTGCAGGACGACGACGTCAACCCCGTGAACAACTGACACCTATGGCAACCAATCTACGGCACACCCATTACGTCGCCACCGCAAACGCAACTGTCTCCATCGAGACTTTCGGAACGGAAAAGGGGTCGGAACGTGAACTCAAAAACAAGTTGAAGGTCCTGCAAGCCGTTTGCAAGGCCCTCGGCATCGAACTCTGGATTGATGAAATCCTCGTAGAAGAATAAGACACACCTATGGCAAAGAAGATGTTTGAGTATCGGGAAACCATCACCTTCGTCGTGCAGATTGCCGCCGAGGACCGGGAAGAAGCGTTCAACGCCGGGGCTGACTTCGTCGAGGGCATCCTCGACCACACCGAGCCGGAAAGCCGCAAGATTAGGGAACTCCGGGGCTATGAGTTGGAACCTATGGGCGGCGGAGAAGTGGAGGAACAGTAAGATGCACTTCACCTCCCTGTTCCACTTCTGGGCCCGGACGCCCTCGGACGCCGCAAAGACAATCGGCCCCGAGGCAATCATTCCCAAGTTGACCGAAGCCATAACGAAGGAGTGTGATGAAACCCGGACTTACTCCGGCGACGCTCCGGACGGGTTCGAGATTATCGGACTGTTCAGCGTTAGGTCAAAGCCCCTGCTCGGTTCCGACGACGGCCCGAAATGGCTCGGCCTCGTGCATCACGGCGGGGCCGAGAACGGCAACTTCCGGGGGATGTTCAGAGTCCTCGACGTCAATCCGGTTAGGCCGTTCGGCCCGGAGTTTCCCCCTGTCGAGTTGGATGCGAACGAACTTTGCCGGAAGGCGTTGGAGTTTTATGAACCGACCTTACCCCTCGGCCTGTCCCGTTCGGACTCGTTAGGTTATTGCCTCGGCGAGATTGGCGGCCGGGAGTATGCGGCCGACGAGGTTTGCGAGTTTGTCCGGGTCAACGTTATGCGGGAGGACCGCCGGGTCGACGACGCCCCGGACCACGTCGCCGCCCTCGTTATGTCAACGCAACCGCACGGCTTCCCCCGCAACCGCCCCCGGTTGCAGTCCGGGCAGATTTTCGCCGCCGACGGGGATGACCTTTTGTCGGCCTCGCCCCGGCTCCGGGCGGCGTCGCACGGGGACGCCCTGCCGACCTCGGCCGCCGGAATGGCCTTCGACGGCCGGACCTTGTGGCTTGCCTTCGTCGACTTCCACCTCTGACTCTCCGGACTTTCTGGGGACCCTACGGGGACCCCGGGGGCATAGGAAAAGACCGCAAGGTCGGGCCGTCGATTTTATGGGGTCGACGGCCTTTTGCTTTTCCCGCTTGACGTCGGCCGCAACCCTGTATTACAAGGGAGGTCCTATGCAACCCGCATCAAACGGCCAGCCCGCCGACAAGGGCAGAAAAGCAAACCGCATCCGCACCCGCTACTCAACCGGAGAGGTCCCGCACCTGTGGGCGAACGGCCACGCCGTCGACGTTCATTCGACCTCATCCCGGACTGAACGCACCCCGGACGGCCTCCGGCTCATCTCCTATGCGACGCCCGTCGGCAACCGCCTCGAAGCGTTCACGCCGGAGGGTTGCCGGGTTTACCTGCTCGCCTCCCGGACCTACTCCAAAACGACGAGCAAAATGCTCGGCCGGGCCGAGGCCGCAATCCCCTTTAAGGCCGAGAGCCCCAACCTCGGCTTGTGGGATGGCAACCCGTTCGGGATGCCTTATGAACTTGCTTCACAAGGGGGCCACCCTCTCGACCTTTGCTCCGTCGTTTTTCACGTCCCTAACCTCGGGACCTCCGTCGGCATCGGCCGGGAAAACCATAAGGAAAACCTCCGGCATCTGATTGCCCGGGCGTTCGACCTTTCGATTTCCGAAACCCGCAAGGGGATTAGGTTTTACGTCCGGCCGATTGCCTCGGCCTTCGTCGACGCAATCCGGTATCACCGCACCTTTCTGGCCGACGAGCCGGAGCCGTTCGCCGGGTTCGACTTCGCCGCCCTCGCCGCCCGGATTAAGAAAGCAAAGGCCCGGGGCGACGCCGCCGCCGCCAAGTTTGAACGGGACCGCCGGGACATTACCCGGGCAGAGGACAAATGGATTGCCGACAACGCCGAACTGCTGGGCCGCATCGCCGAGGCCGTCCGGTCGACGCACGTCGAACGCTCCGGCGGCCTTGTGGGCATCCTCCGGGCGTTTGAAGCCGGGGAGATTGCCAAACTGCCGAGCCCGGGCGACTCCCTCTTTTCCGGGCCGAACCCGATTGCTTCGGCCGTCGGCGAACTGATAAACCACGGCCACCTCTACCGGACCGGGCTCGACCGGAGCCGGGCCTTTATCAATCTGATGCGGCAGGTTTGCCCGGACTTCCCGTCGCCCGCCGACTTTGTCCCGCCCTTCCCGCTTTCCCCGGAACGTTGCGTTTTCGGCAAACGGGTTAGGGACTTTACGCCGAACTATCACAAGGTTCTGGACGCCGTAGGTTTGGCGGCGTTTAGGGAAAGCCCGCACAAGGGGGCTTTCGGCCGGGACCTTGTGCAAGTTAGGGCCGGGGAGTTAAAGACAACCGCCGGGGCGTCGGTCCCGGTTGCGGTTGTTAGGGCCTTGTGGGGCAGGCACGGGGCCGAGGTTAAAGAGGCCGCCCTTTCCCCCTATGCCCTCCGGTTCCCGGAGCCCCGCCGGGCCGGGCTTTACTTGTGGACCGGGTATCAGCCCGCAACCCCGGCGGCGGCGGCGACGGACTCCGGGGCCTCCCTGTTGCAAATCGGATGCCACCTAATAGGGGCCGCCGACCTTGTCCGGCTTGCCTCCCGGATGGGATGGGAGGACCCGGCCTAACTTGCCCGGGCACGTCGCCCGGGATTGCATAGGACAAAAGGGGGGGCGGTCGAAAGGCCGTCCCCCTTCCCTTTTCCGGGGCGAAAACCGGGCCGAAAAATAGGGCGAAAAAATCCGCTTGCAATCCGTCCCGGCTTTGTATTACAAGGGGTTCCTATGCAATACCGCATCACGCCCGGCGGCCGGGTTTTGAGCCGCACGTCCGGGGCCGGAAGGCCCCTCTCATCCGCAACCCTCGCCCGCAAGGTCCTCGGCCGGGGCCGTCCCTGCCGGGCCGACTCCCTCGCCGCCCTTGCGGCCGTCGCCGTCGACGCCGCAAAGGCCGCCGACTTCCTCGACGCCCTCGCCGACGCCGCCCTCGCCCTCCCGGGCGGGCACGGCCTCCGGGCCGACGCCCGGCCGCACGTCGACCGCCTCCGGGCGTTCGCCGGAGTCGTCGAAAAAATGAAGGGGGGTTGCAAGTGAACTTCCCTGTTCAACCCCGGGGCCTCTCGACCGCCGAAATCCGGCGGGCGGCGGGTTTCCTCGGCCTCGGCGTCGGCCGATACAACCCCGGCGACGGGACCCGCTTTAAGGTCGGCCCGGACGCCGCCACAAAGGGCGAACGTTCCGGCGTCGGCCTTGTGGACTTCCACGCCGTCGACCGGGCAAGCCCGGTCCTACGGACAAAGCCGGAGGTCACGGCCTTTCTAAACGGGTTCGCCGCCGGACTCGACCGGGGCCTCCCGGCCGCCCGGCTCCGGGTTTGCCTGCTTCTCGCCCTCGACGCCCTAAACAACCCGGACCCGGTCCCGGTGTCGCAAGCCGCCGACCTCATCCGGGAGGCCCTCGGCCTTGTGCCCCGGCATCCGGTCGACGCCGCAAGGGAAAGGGGGGTAACCGAATGAACCCCTCCGGTTTCATTTACTTTGCCGACCTCTTTTGCCCGGCTTGTGCGGCCGGGCTCCCGGACGTCGACCCGGAGGGCAACCGCAAAGGGCCGTTTTACTCAATCCAAGAGTCCGACGCCCCTTGCAACTGCGGCAAATGCGGGGCCTTCATCTCGTCTACGTTGACAGAGTGGGGCGGCCGGGAACTTGCCGCCCGCATCCGGGAGGAAAACCAGAACTTGCCCGCCCCGTTGCCCCCGGTTGTCGCCGAGTGGGCCGAGGCCCACTTGTGGGCCGAGGGAGTCCGGGATGCCCTCGACGAAAGGGAGGCGTTTGACCTTACCCCGCCCCGGCTTGTGAAGGGGTTTGTTTATGAGTTAACAACCCTTCAACGCCTCGCCCTTATCCGGACCGCCGCCCGGTGGCGGGTCGACGTCGCCGCCCTTGTGGCCGACGCCTACCCGGAGCCCGGCAACCCGGCGACGGCTTGCCTTATGGTTCCCATCCCCGGGCGGTCCATTGTCCTCGGCGTCGAACGGGACGGGCACGTTCATTCATAAA